TTTAAAGCGTTCCTCAGCTTCCGGTTCCGGTACCGCTCGGCCGATATATGCCGCTGTGAATACGGCGCTCCATACCGCCAGAACGATAAACGCCACCGTCATTTCTGTGCTCATGTGCTTGTCCTCCTTTATGGTTTTACGCCTCTTTAAGAGATTTACGCCATGCAATGCACCGACCCATTTTTGCGCCGTCGGATTTTCTCTGAAAATATGGGTTATGGTAAAATCCGCTTTTGTCATAGGTATAAATCGCATAGCAAATACAAGGCTGGCCGTCCATATCCTCATAGAGAAGTTCAATCTCCTCATCAAAAAACTCACATGGCATTTTTGCACCTATCCAAATGATGTTCCAGCCGTCCCGATCCACTATTTTCCGAACTCTTTCTATGTCGTCTGCGTTCATGTGCTTGTCCTCCTTTATGGTTTTATTACTTGTGGTTCATTCCAAACAGAACCATTAACACCGCAATATTCCATTAATGATTCTTTAGGAATAAACCATCTTTTCCCGCGCCTAACGGCTTTGATTTTTCCCTCCCGGCAAAGACGTGATACGGTTTTTTACATATTCACCGGTGATATCTGCGGCGATTTCTGTGGTTAAGACGATGGGAACGTCACACCAATCACGATAGATTTTCATTTGTTTCTCCTTTCCGCCGCCTGAGTGCGGCTATTTTATTTTGGTTTGATTGCCTGTCCTCCCAATGAGTGGTAAAATGTCAATAGGGAGGAGGTGAGTAAAGCATGTTTGAATTTTTTACAATATCAGATTGGATTCAGTTTATAGGGGTTATGGTGTCGTTTGCAGTTGGCATAGCTTCAATTATCATTGCAGTTATTACATTAAGACAAAATTCAAAAATGATTGCTGAGAGTACAAGGCCATATATAGTAGTACAATTTGAAAGGGCATATACTTCAACTTTACGCTGCTATTTTGTTGTGAAAAATTATGGCCAAACGGGTGCTAAAATTACAGATTTTAAATGTGTTACAGAAATCTCTGCAAAGTTTGCAGACCGAGAAATCAATGATCAAATAAAAGCTGTTAAAAATACCTTTTTGGCTCCGGGCCAAAAACTAAATTTAATTTTTAATGAAACGCCAAATGCTAAAGATGTAACTTTTTTGATTAAGTATGAAGCGAATAGAAAAGCATATAGTGATACGATTTTGCTACACATACCCGATAAAATTCCAATAGTACGTGGTTATAGTACTCAGGGTAACGAACGTAACTATTTGGGGGATATTTCTAACAGCATTCAAGAAATTGTTGAACGTACATTTTAAATCTTTGCTGTTTGGTAAATTTCCTTTTTGCACTCTTCCAATAGAAACTCCGCAGTTGTAACATTCAGCCCTTTAAGGGATTCCATGATTTTAGAAATTATGGAGTTCCCTTTTTCTTTTTCCAAAACCGTGTTCTTTAATTGATAATTGCAGTCTAACATTTCCTCACCCCGCTTCCTTTTCGTTCTGCTTTGCCCAACCCCTTGACTGATGGGGAATAGGCGTAGTATTCTTTGCTTGTACTTATCAACCTGATAGATGGAGGTAAATATGACACAGGAACAAATAGAAATGTTGAAACGTTCGTTAAGTGGCGTAGATTTGCTTTTGTGCAACCAGGAAGAAAAGGCAATCGTCCGCTTTCTGATTTCGCAAGGTCTCTGCGAAAAGCCTGTTGCGCTGAATCAGACCGTCATATATACCAGCGAAGCAGGAAAGGCGTATCTGCATTCACAAGAACAAATACTCGAACAACAGGCCAAGAACGAGCGCCAGCAAAGATTTGATAATAAGATTTCTGTACTGTCTGTGCTTATACCTCTTATAACTTTCATCATCGGCGTACTGATTGAACATTGGGTAGGTCTTATAGATTCTTTTCTTTCTCTTTTTCAATGAATCCATTCTCCTTTTATCCCGCTTCCTTTTCGCCACAGATATTCACGTTTTAGTGATAGTGCTTTTATTTAACTGTTTGTTGCCTCTTCGCCGTATATTTGCTTGCACTGTTGTTTGCGCGAGATCGGCGTTGTATTTAAGACGTTTATTTTCATCAAGTTCCCCTGTGTATCCGCGTTTGAGTTCTTCGTAAACAGCAGCAACACTTCTTTGGATTTTTGAGGCAATATCTACTACTCTGTTTCCGTCGTTGTATAGCGATTCTATTTCGCGACGCTGGTCAAATGTCAAATATGAGTATTTTCCCATTTTTAAGGCCCCTTTCTTTGTTAAGATTAAAAAAATAAAGCAGAAAAATCGTTTTGATTTCCTCTGCTTTTAATATTACTCTCTCCACTCGAAAAAGTCAAGAGTAAAAGCAGAAAAAATTAAAATGTTTTTTTAGAAGGCTTCAAGCGGATTCGGCGACGTACCTTTCAAAGAGCGAACCCGACGTTTCAAAGCCTAAAATCTCACGAGGATAATTATTGATCCATGATTCTACGCGGTGAATATATACGGCGGTTACTTTCCGGAAGTCTGTTCCTTTCGGTAAGAATCGCCGTATCATTTTGTTTATATTCTCATTTGTTCCCCGCTCGTATGCGCTGTATGGGTGGCAATAATAAGCTTTCGTGCGCTTTCGGCCCTTCCCATAAACAGAACGTTCTATTCCGGCGCAGTCCGCGAACTCTGATCCGTTGTCAAATGTAATACTTTTGAATATCGTTGAAAACCGTTTTCCGTAACGGCGTTCCAGCTTGTTCAGCGCCGCTACAATGCTGATGGAAGTCTGATCCGGTATCTTCATAATGATTTCCTCCCGCGTCAACCGTTCCGAAAGGACAAATAAAGCTTCCTTCGTCTTTTTCTTTCCGCATACGCAATCGCCTTCCCAATGTCCGAAGGTTTTTCGCTCTCCGATCTCTGGGTCGCGTCTTTCTATGCTTTCACCCGCCGACGTGCGTGCGGATTTTTTGCGCTCCACCTTGTCGTACTTCCTTTTGCGTTTTCCATTTTCCGGCAAGCTCTTGCGACTGATACTGTAAAATATACCTTTATCGATATAATTATAAATCGTCTTTTCACTAATCTTCGTTTTAAAGGTCAGCCCCAGTCGTTTGATTTCTCCTATAACGGCGGCGGGTGAATACCCTTCTTCACCGATCTTTTTTTCGATGAAGGCGGCTAATTCGTAATCGTTCCCGATCTTCAATTCCCCGCCTTTGTCTTTAAGATTTTCTTCATAGCGTTGTTGGGCGATTTCCGGCGAATAGCATTCTTCCATTGTCAAGTCGGAATTCAAATGCGTATAGGTTCCGCGCTTTAATTCTCTGTATATCGTTGTATTATGGACGTGCAAGCGGTCGGCAATTTTACAAGGCTTCAAGCCCTCTTTCAGTGCCTTCTCGATTTTAAGGCGATCCGTCCACGTCAAATGCTTGTGCATTCTCGTTTTCCCCTTCCTACGAAATAAAAAAGGGCGGCATATCCTGCCGCCCTCCGTTGCTTCGCTTATTCTGCCAAGAACTGTTCAATCGCTTTCTTGATAACTTGCGCTTGCGCCGTCCCTGTTACGGCGCACTTTTCCTTGAAGGCTTCTGCCATCTCTTTCGGAATGCGCACGATAATAGAACCATATACGCGATTATTATAGCGGTTCTTCACCGCCGAAGAAGTTTTTGTTTTTCTTTTTTCCGCCATCGTCCTCACCTTTAAAACAATTCTTCCGCTTCGACGTAGGCACGCAATTCCTTTTCATCGTTGCAAATATCCTTCGGAACCTTGTATTCCACGGATAGTCCGCCAATCGTACAGGAAAGCACCCAGCATTCGCGCCGCTCTGTGATCGTGTATTCTTTGTTTCCCTTACGAATAACCATATTCCGCCCCTTTCCGCCCGCTCCGTTGACAATCACGGGCAAATTATATTATAATAGGGCTTACGGGAAGGGCGGTTTCCCGCCCGTTCCCTGCCTATGAAAGCTATTTGCTTTCTTTGGGATTTGAAGCCTTGTCGGATTTTTGTTTCTTCAAAGTGATTTTGATAACAACGCTTTCCACCGCTTCGTTATTCTCAATCGCTTTTGAAAGCTCCTGCAAGGCTTTTCCTATGTCCTGCGCCATTCTCTTCACCTCCTTTCGATATTTTAATTATATCATACTTATTGCAGTATGTCAATGGATTTTGTAAATAAACAAGAAAAAATAAGGCGGCGGGAATTCCCCCCCCACCGCCTTCATTCGTTGTCTAAAAGCCAATCAACAGAAACGCCCAACGCTTTAGCAAATACTTTTAACTCAAAATCTGAAACAAATCGCGTTCCAATCTCTATTCGACTTATGCTATCTCGTTCCAAATTGGCACCCATTGTTTGGATTTTTGCCGCTAAATCTTCTTGGCGCAGTCGTTGAACAACTCGTGCTTCTCGTAATCTTTCCCCACAAATATTCTTTTTTCCATTGTAGTCGTATATTTTCATTGTGCCAATATTCCTTCTTTATTCTTATTATTAGCGAATAATGTGCTAATATTCCGCTTTATTCTTGATTTTACAGTGTGAACCATGTATAATTGTGTTAAAGATCAGAATTAAGTATTCTAATCAATTTCAGTGTTATAATTAGGAGGAATCGGAAATATGAAATGCCAAAATTGCGGTGCAAACGTGGAAAACGCGCAGGTGTGTCCTAATTGCGGAACCATATTACAAGCTGGGAATTCTACTTCTCAGCAAATACCTACCATCATCATCAACAATGTGAACAAAAATGAAAACACTAATATTAATGCCGGATACAGCGGTAATGGTATTAGTCATAAGAGTAAAATGGTCGTTTTAATTTTAGCGATCTTTTTAGGCTGCCTTGGCATTCACCGTTTTTACGTGGGGAAAGTAGGAAGTGGGATTATATGGTTTTTGACTGGCGGTTTATTTGTGTGCGGTTGGATTTATGATATCGCGAAGATCGCTTCCGGCACTTTTACCGATGGTGCTGGGTGTGTAATCAGAAAATAAAAAATCCCCCGACTCAACCCATCTCGGATAAAGCGGGGGAACTTATTGACAAATAGAAAAAAGAAGCGGTTACAATAAAAGCGTAAGGCGCTACCTTTGAGACGGTTAGCCCATCTTTAAAGCGATAGAAGTAACTGCTAAGTTGGGAACTGGGCGGTTACTTCTTTTTTATTGCCAAAACAAGGCTCATAATGCCGATGACGAATGAAGTTGTAAAAATAAGTGTATATTTTTTCACAAATGGCATAAAATAGAGGTAGGCGATATGTGTTCGAGATAGCTATTGACTTTTAGTCAACCTCGTGGTAACATATTGCTAGTGATCGTATTGTAGTAACCTGCGGGCCTACAATCCATTGGAGCCTCTGCTTTTGCGGGGGCTCTTTTGTTTTTCAGAATTGAGAATTTAACCGCTTTTTCGGGTTTATTTTAAATTATGCAAGTCAAAACATAAAATAAACAGCCCTCCCACCGAAAACGGTAAGGAGGGCGGAGCTATAATGTTCAAGCCTGAATTTATACCCCGCGCCAGGCAAGCGGCGGTTGTAAGCAAAACGCGCTTTTATATTCCGCTGGCGTTAAGCGGGAGAAGGTTCATCATGTGATTGATCGTGTAGCGTTTTACGCGACTTGAATCCCCGCAGCAGAAATTAACCGCACAAAAAAGGCTGTTTTTGAGGTCTTCTAATGGATATAAGCGTTTAATACCGCAAAAGAGACCATAATTAATAATATAAGCCCCCAGGAAAATTTCCGGGGGCTGTCTTTCTATTATTCGCTTTTCTTAGGTTCGGTATAAGAAAGCGCCTGGCTGGAATCGCTTAGGCCGCTTGTAGTGGGGTCGTTTAACAGGTTCCATACGGATACCAGAACAGACACCACGATTACAGGGCTCTGGACAGCCTGTAAGAGCACGTTTCCTACAGCCTGCCAGCTAGTCATGTCTTCCCAGTTGAAGCCCAGACAAGCCAGCATGGGCAGAAAAATGGACGCTGCCAGATTGAACCAGAACACAGGGTTTTTAAACCGTACCTTCCAGTTGATTTTCATTTCAGTTCCTCCCTTAACTCGTCGATTCGGTGATGGGCGCTTTTCGCGCTGTCCTCCACCTTATACATTCTTTCAATCAGGTTATTGTGCTTAGCCACTTTTTCTTCGAGCTTTTGAATCCGGTAGGTGGTCAGCCGGCTGGAAACTAAAACGCCTCCCAGGCTCCCCACGATGGTTCCCAGCAGAGAAATGACGGAGACGATGATTTCTGTTGACATCAGCTCCACCGCCTTACTCGATTACAATCTGAAGCTTTCCGATGGCGTTTCCGAAAGCGCCCGCGTAGCCGTCCTGGCCGTTTCCGGTTTCATTGTCATACTGCCAGGGATAATAGCTTCCGCCCACAGGAGCGACCCGGTATTTGGCTTTCTTATACGGCCTGATGCTGTCCGGGGTGTAATAATACACTTCAACAGCGTCAATCTCCAAACCGTTTCCCGCGTAGCCGTTTACAGCATCGTTGATGTTGCAGCCGGTTACATAGGGAAGCCAATTGCCGCCCTTAATATGTACCCGGTACTTTACGGAACCGGCGGAAACATGA